GTGCGGTAGGCAACAGGCCTGTTTAAAAGCTTGGATCCAGGTACGACATTGCATACGGAGGCAAGCGCTTCCGTGTGTACTGCCACGGGGATATGGAAGAGGCCATGCGATTGGTTTCATGTGTTCTTCTCTTTGAGTTTGGCTTCAATCCCTCTTGCATAATCAACGTAATCTGAACCGTCGGGGCCACGGTATGTTTCCAAAATTTCCTCAAGCGTCAGCCCAACCCATGTGCGCTGTGCATCTAGTGTTTTGTTTGCCCTATCAAGCGCATTTCTTAAGCGGTGCAGTTCAAGTTCAATTTCTTGAAGTTTGGCAATTGCTTCAAATGTTTTTTCTTGTGACGTCATGTGTTCTTCTCCTTAAGTTTGGCTTCTGCCCATTCAACAGCAAGCTCCCAAACCACTGCGTCATTTGACCGAGGCGGCTTGCTTGCTTCAATCTCCTCACCTGTCAGCCCAACCCATGTGCGTTGTGGTGGGGGCGAGTTGTGGATAATTTTTCCAACTGAAATGTCTGCATATCGAATGATTCCTACATCCTGCTCTGGCTGTGCCAAGGAATCCTTGATGGCGGTAATGGCTTCTTTTCGTTTGGGTACAGTTCTCTGTGATGTGAACCCCCACTCATCGCCAATATCTTCCAACGCATGCCATGCAAGGCGTAATGCTTCGTCTTTAGTCATGCTTGTCCCCTTGCTCGGATGGCTTCAGCAAGCGTTGGCGCAATTCCTTTGGTGTAGTCGGACCAATCTGCGCACACCTTTGCACACGCCTTACGCTCGTCCTGCTTGCCTGCCTCGTATCCCTCTTGCCATGTCATGAATGACTGCGGTGGGTGGTTGGCAATCACAAGGGCGGCAAACTTTTCTGCGTACTCAAGGCCAATGATAGGCATCCACTTAACATCGGTTGCAATATGCAATCCCGCCTCTTGCGCGATTCGGATAATGTCTTTTCTGTTCATAGCCTCTTCTCACGCTCGACTAACAAAGCCTCGGCTAGATCAAAGATCTTCTCGGCGGCAGCAGTAGGATCATCATCGGCATAGATCAAGCCAATGGTGGCAGCCATCGCATACCAGTCAAGCATGGTGATCTCTTGAATAGAGGGGTTATCAAGCTTGGCCTTAAGCGCAGCGATGCCCTCACTTTTTCGCTTTAGTACCATTCTTTTTATCCTTGGTGTTCTGGTTGACGATCATCGTTTCCAGTCGGCTGCACAAATGGATTGCAATACTTTCACCGTCGTAGCTGATTCGCGTTGCCAGAAGATCTTCGTCAATCATGCTCATTGCGTCGCGGATGCCTTTGTTGTAGCCGCCGTTAAACTCGTCGTCACCTTCGATCAAGAGGGTGATAGCGTCGCGCACCAGCGATGAAGCCTTGCGCTCACCCGCGGCCAGCTTAAGTTTGTCGTATACCTCACGCTTTAGGTGTACTGAATACGGTACTAAACGGTTGTCTGCCATGATTTGAATTCCTTATAAATCCCGCGCAACTGCTCAATGGCGCGTGCATTGTTTTTAATCTCTGACCTTGATTCAATTTGCAAGGTGTCTTTTAGCCAGCTTGTTGCTTCTTCTTCGTTGGCCATAAAGATGTTTCCGCCTTCATGGAGGAATGTGTGGAAAGCTGGATCGCGGCAAAGCATTCCAGCTATACGAACGTAGTCCATGGAGAGGTCTTGCTCTCTCTCCATTGGCCGCTCGTCAGTATTGAGGCGAACCATAACCACCTGATAACGAGAACCAACGAAGTCGCGAAGGATTTCATCTGGTATCTCGTCGGGGTGGATGGACAAGGTGAGCACGTAGCCCGTCTTGTCCTGCTTGATAGCTACCTTAACGCTTTCAAACTGTGAAGTCTTCATACCTTGTTTTCGTCGATCCGATGGTCGCCACACCAGTCGGTCATATAGACCACAGGATAGCCATTCATCGTCGGCGCATGGCGACGGCATCGGCCAACCTGAGCCAGCGGGTTGATGTCCGAGTTTGAGGTGCCAATACGTTGCTTGAGCACAAACCAAATGCAGGTCATGCATCGCATTCCCTTTGATCGATGCACCCCAGGGTCTCCGCCTTCAATTGCGCCTTGTCGATAAGCCTCTGGTCGAGGATTACGAGTTTTTTCTTGGGCTTCGTTAAATGCGCCTTCAATCATTTTGCGTCCTCAAAAAGTTGTTGTGCAAGCAGGTAGCCTTCAAGCGGCCAAGCCTTGTTGATGGCGTCTTCGTATGAATACTTCTCGCCAAGTGCTTGGTTGTATTTTGATTTATCAACGCAAGCACTCATACCTAAAATCACGTAGCCATTCTCCATGAACAACTGGCAAATTGTGGTGGTGGTATCAGGCAATACCGTGTAGACAGTGCGAGTAATCTTTGACTCGATGTCATTCAAGGAAACGCTTGTACGTTTTTTTGTTTCGTGTTGATCCATGTTTCTCTCCTTAAAATGGCACATCAAGGTCGTCGATTGGAGGCGCAGGGTTTGCACGCGGGGCATCAGGCTTCTTGTATGTGCTGACCTTGATGCTAAAGAACTTGCCGTTCTGGCCTTCTTTAACCCAAGCACCAATCTTGATGTTGACCGAATCGCCGCCAGCGTCTTGCGCTTCAGCGATCAGCTCTTGCAAGTGGTCGATCTGGATGTCAATGTTTCCGTTGTAGTCGGGAGACTTTGGGTTTACTTTGGGCTGGCGTGCTTTGCCCAAGATGCCGGAGTTTGGATACTGTGCCATATTAGCCTTTCAATTTTTCTTTAGCGGTTTTGAATTCCAGCATGAGTGCTGTGTAACTTGTTTCGTCTTCTGCCTTCAACTTGTCAAAGATGACGCGGTTGTTGGTGAACAACTTCATGATGTCTGCCTCTGTTCCGGCTTCAGCAAGTCCAAGCTTGGTGATGTCGGTAACAAGGGCGGCCCAGCTTGCAACATCAGTGCCGGGATCTGCGGAAACTTTCAGGTGCCATGACTTCTCGTCCTTGCCTTCGATCTTTGCAGGCGGCTTACCTGTTGCTGCTGGTTTAGGTTCTGCCTTGGGCTCAGCCTTTGGAGCTGGCTTTGGTGCAGGTTCTGCGGCCGGAGCGGAGTCGATGATGTCATGTTCCACGATCTCCATGGCTGTCATCCAAAGGTAGCGACGTTGATACGACTCGACCGCACCTAGGTTCTGAATGGGGTGAGCGCCCTTCAGGTTGGCTTCGGCCATTGGTGATGTGATGACAATAACTGTGCCGTCGTCTACATCGGTGATGCACAGCTGAGCGTACTCGGTGCTGAACGACACCACGCCGCACAGTCCAAGATCACTAAAGATCGTTTGGATGTGAGGGATGAAGTCACCCAACTCAAAGTATGAGTAGCCTGCGAACTTGTTCATGCCAGACTTCTTCATCTCGATGGATTGAAGTTTGACGCGGGCTTGCATAAGTTTTTTATGAACTGACATTTTGAGCTTTCTTCTCTAGTTGTTTTTTGGCGTAGTACTTACGTGCGTACATACGTTGTCTTGCGCGACGGTCTTCGTCTGCAATATCTTTCTTGGGCTTTTCGATTACCACACTGGCTTTCTTATTTGCTTCAAGAGCTTTGATCTTAGCCCTCAGAAAGGTTATCTCAGAAGCCGCAGAACTTTGTTCTCTAGCCAGCGCCTTGATCTGGTCAAACAGATACCTTTTTTCTTCGTTTGAAATAAACATTTTCTACTCCTTAAACAATGCCAAGCCAGATGGCTGTGCCGTGAATCCAAGCGATCGGGAATAGGATCGCGCCTGCAATTAGGAAGCCCCATGATGCTGTCTTGAGGCAGACAACGATGTGGGTGATCCAAGAGGCAATAACCCATGTTATTAAAATAAATGGCAATAGTTCGTCCATGATTACTCCATTGTTGTTAAGTAAGTTTGATATTGATTACAGAAGGGTGAGACTTGGCAGTAGTTCTTGCACCGTGTCCGCTCGCCCTGCCGGATCTCAATGAAAAACTTCTCACTCTTCTTAGCAGATTCCTCAGCCTTGGCCAGCGCCTTTTCTGCATCATCGTGCGTTTCATGCACGCTCTTAGCTCGGACGTTGCCGTCTTTCTTCAGCGCGTAGCTTGTTTTCTTTTCCCACATTTCCTCGGCATTGCACTCAGGCAGATCGCCGTCAGTCTCCATCTCAAACAGAGCTGCGCCATGGTCGTAGATACGCTTGGTAATGAATGCCTCGCGCTCTTCAAATGTCCACAGCGGGATGTCAATCGTGGCCACTGGTGATGGTGGATAGTTCTCCTTGGTTGCGGCGTCGCGTGCAGACCAGTCGCGGATGATGGCAATGATCTGAAGCTTACCAACGGGTACCTTCTTAACCTTCTCCACCATCCACGCATAGATGTTCAGTTGGCGGTGCCAGTCATCCTTCTCATTCATCACTGCCCATGCACCTGTGACTTTGTAATCGCTGATAGTGACTGTGCCGGTTTCTGGATTTACTTCTTGTAGGTCAATAGCACCTGAGATTCTCCATCCCTCAAACTCAAGGTGGAGACGTTCCTCGACTACGTGGTTCTCGCCCTTGCCGTGTTCCAAGATATTGTGGACGGCAGATCCAAACAGTGACCAGACCATCTCGCTAGCGTCTTGCTCAATCTCATTCCAATACTTCTTCTTGAGCTGAACGATTCGCGGTGAGTTGATGATCTCGGTCGCTGATATATGCGCCTTACCTTTTGAGTACGTAGGGCGGTCGATGACATTGACGAATGTCTGTGGCAAATTAAATTTATTGGTCAGCTTCATGGTTGATCCCGATCCGCAATGCGCTGTAGTTCTCTCTTCTCAATGCTCAGCATTCCTGCCAGCTTTGAGATCTTTGCTTGAGCGTCTGCATTCTTCTTACGTCCTTCGTCCGTGAGGAGTTCGGTCTTGGTGAAGCTAACACCCATGGCCATGCGTTTCATCTCGCGGCCGATTGCTTTGACGCCCATGTCAACGGCGTGTTGAGTTTGGGATTCAGGTTGAATGATGATGTAGTTGCCAGCGTGATCGCTGACCATCAGCATGCAGTGAGCGGTAAGCAGAATGTCTTTGATCTCTGTAACGCAGCGAAGCACCTCAAGGTCGTACCTGCGAACGTCATTAATATCCACTGGCTTTGGTACTTCGCACAGTTCAGAAATGTAACTACGCTTGAGTACGCTTCCGTATGTGAGGCCACTATCTAGCAACGTTCTAACCGCCTGCTTCCAAGCGGGAAACAGTTTGGTTTCGCTCATACAAACTCCACATTGAAGCGGCCGAAGCGGGGACGGTAGTCGCCCAAGCCAATCAAAGCACCAGCATCAACTAAAGCCTTCTTAACTTCATTGACGTTGACGACATCCTCGTTCACCACAACAGTGGCAGACAGTGACCAGTTGCGAAAGATGGGACGGTAGCGAATGATCTTGGCCATGCCTACCTTCACGCCGCGGGCATCAATGTGCTTTGGGTTTTCCCACAGCTTCTCTGGTGTCACGTTCTTGAAGCCGTCGATTGGCAGTTCATCTTCCAATACCTGTACGCCTTGCTTGAATTTGACGCCGAGCTTCTGAAGCTTTGCCGCCGCGATCAGGCATGAGTCAAGGTTCTGAGCTGGGATAAAGAAGCCCTTGTCTTCGTTCCAGTAGCAGCCTCCGATGAATTCACTTCTTGCAATTGCAGAGTGATCGTCGTCAGTTTTCTTACGCTTGCTGGTAAGTTCTTTGTGAGCCTTGGCCAATGGATCTAACGGGTTTGCAAACCTGTCAGAGTGCATAAGCAAGGATGATGAGCCTGTAATTTTCACTGGGATAGTTTTCATTTTGTTTCCTTTTGATTGATGCACCTTTTGCATCGACCATGAGACTGTTGCCAATCTGATGGCCGCTACATTAGCCCTTGCCCGACCCGTCCTAACCCTTCTACGCCGTGCCACGCCGGGCCCAACCGCCCTTGCCAAACACTCGAAGTGGTACTGTTGCCAATACCCTATCGACTATTTCTAGCTCCCTGCCGCACCTTTCCGTGCCGTGCCCTGCCTATCCCCACCTCTCCTCACCGTGCCGAGTCTTGCCCGACCGTGCCTAACACTCGAAGGAGAACTATCTCTAATTCCCTATCGACTGTTTCCAGTTCCTTGCCTAACCCCGCCGTGCCGGGCCTTACCCGTCCCCGGCCGACCATGCCCCTCCGGGCTCCGCCTCGTCCCGCCATTGCTTGCCAAGACACTCGAAGTGGCACTCATTGAATGCCCTATCGACTGTCGCCAGTTCCTCGCCGCACCCGGCCGTTGCTCGCCCGTGCCCGCCTGACCATAGCGTGCCTTGCCGCTATTCATTAACACTCGATGAATGACTTAATAAATCATCCGTCGACTGTTGCCAGTTCCTTGCCTTACCCGACAAAGCCTTGCACCGCCATTCCCAAGCGCTCCAAGTAAACCAGTCAGCATGGTGTCGATTGTACCTGCTATATTGCATGAATGCAATAGGTCTGTTAAAATAAATGCAATATGTAGGGAAGACCATGAGATACGCCAATCGGATTGACGAAAACCAAAACGAAATAGTTAAGGCTTTACGCAAGGCTGGCGCTTACGTTCGGATCATTTCGCAGGGCGACGGCATCCCTGATTTGCTGGTGGCTTACAAAGGTTTCACCATACTGATGGAAGTCAAGGACGGGAACAAACCACCGTCGGCGCGGAAGCTGACCGAGGCGGAGCAGAAGTTCTTTGATGAATGGACTGGCGGGATGCTTGTAGTGGTTAACTCTGTGGAGGAAAGTCTTGCAACGTTGCGACACTGCGATTAGAATCCGGCCAACCAGATGGCTGGCTGTTTGTTAGTTGCTTATCTCCTTTGTTGATTTTGGTGGCTCCGTAACTGGGGCCACTTTTTTCAGAGGCAACAAGTCTGAGGATTGAGGGGTTGCGATAAAAGGCCAAAATTCCGGGGCCGACCTCGCACTGCACCGGCAGTCATTTCAGTCCTCAGTCTTGTTGGTTAAGCGCATTGCGTCGGGTTGGGAGCTCCTAGCCGCCAACAACTAACACGCATGGGGACTGAGGCGACTGTAAAATTCAGTAAGCTTTTAGGGATGATCCACCTTCAGTCCCCAGCCGTGTTGGTGAAACTGAGTTCACCCCGCCTTGGGTGCCGACGAACGGACTCGTTCTCTCGCTTGAAGAAATCGGTTATGGCCACCAACAAATAACAACATGAACATCTTCATCTATACCAAGTCAAACTGTCCAAACTGCGTGGCCGCCAAGCAGCTACTAAAGTCAAAGGATCTGCGCTACGTTGAGTGCGACATGGAAGATCCAAAGGTGCGTTCAGCATTCATGATCGCCCACCTAGAGGCCAGACAAATGCCACAGATATTCATCGACGATCAGCGCGTCGGCGGATTAGCTGGCCTGAAGGTAGCTCTCAATCAGTTAAGCCTGTTGTAATTGAATACTTAAAAAGCCAGACTAGATACTTAAACGTGGTACACTCCGCGCCATTATGAAAACCTCACTTCCTCGACCGATTATCTCTGGGTGTATTGTCAGCCCGGTAGACGGCCGCCCTTGGAAGGCGGAGGCCGCAGGTTCAAATCCTGCCACCCAGACCACTCGATATTGACCGCACACTGGAGGTGCGGCGCAGTTGGAGAGGCGCGACGGGCTGTAACCCCGTTCCTTCGGGTGAGTAGGTTCAACTCCTACCGCCTCCACCAAAATAATCCTTGACACAACGACCGACGTTTGGTATAAACGCGCTGTTGCTGTCGGAGGCAATAACTTGAGGCCGTTTACACATGCGTTCCGCTTTACCTAATGCTTTCGTGGCGAGAGATATTAGGCAAAGCTCCGACCGGACGCAGTTGTAAGCGGCCTTTTTGTTTTTGAAATAGATGATTCGTAGCCAGCCGCAAGGCAATCAGTTTTGGTCTGATGGCTCACAGCGTAAGTCGAGAAGTCATCCGGCGGGGGAGCCGTTTACGTACCCCAACCTCCACACAGTAGCCGTACTCCGCACGATAGCAAGCACCTGCATGGGTGGCGCGGAACAGAACACCGGCACTGGCCACACCCCCAGATTAAAAGCCGTCCAGCCTGTCAGCGAGGGACTGGGCAAGGTAGTGGGCCATGGTGAGACAAGACCACTTCCGACGAATCGCTGCGTTCTGCGTACTCTAGGCTAGCTCCACTCAAGAGAGCTTCGCTGGGAGAGGGAGAGAGCTTCTCACCCTTGGGGAACCTATGTCTATTTATGGCACTACGGGTTTCTACTTACTCAATTAACTGTAACTTAGTGTATAATCGCACACAAATCTACAAATGGAGGTGAGCGATGAAGCAGTTCTACGACGCAGGCGGTGGGCGCGTGTTGACCGTTGAGTACGACTATGAGCCCGAGGACATTTCGCTACGCATCAACGGCATTCAGATGGAGCCGGACTATCCAGCACGCATGGACATTACAGCCGTATTGCTGGAGGGTGTAGACATCATTGACCTTCTGTCAGACGCAACGTTGGCTGACATTGAGAAAGAAATCTGGGAGGGTGCGCAGTGACTTGGCCATTCCCACCATTCCCAAACCCATTAGACAAGGGTACTAAGCAGCCCAAGTTCAACCCTGAGAACCACGAGGACGCGCCGCTATGAGAAAAGAGCTTGGAAAGATTCAGAAATTTGACGTTGGTCTTGGTGGCTACGATGGCGCGATGTTTGGTATGTCGGTCACGCTAGGTGGCCAAGGCTGGGGTGTTTGTGACTTTGATGGAACATGGTCACGCACGCCGGATCAGCATTGCCAATGGACGGTTGACGACCAGATAAAGCTATGGGGTGAAATGTGTCGCCGTGTTGCAGACCTTATGGCCAAAGCCAAGGTAACAACTTGCGCAGACATGGTTGGCATACCTGTTGAGGTTTCATTTAACGGTAGCTCACTGCATTCATGGCGCATTCTTGAGGAGGTGCTATGAACGCATACGAAGACTTAATGAAGTTTTTAGATGAAGGCGAGGCCGTAGAAGCCTTGGTCTTTGGCGAGTACGGATGGGGTGGCTACAGCGAAGACACAATCTTTGTCCCGAAAGACAAGCAAGGGGTTTTGTTGACGCTTGAAGAGGCCAAACCAATGATGTATGGATGGACATACTACGGAGGCTACGGTGCGCCTCAGTGCTACGCAACTTACGTATGGACAAACAAGCGGGTGATATGGGTCACGCAGTATGACGGATCAACTGACCTGTGTGATGCACCACGCAGTCCTGTACCGTGTAAACCGAATATGTATGGAGGATGACATGAACAGAGAAGACATTACCCGCATGGCGCAAGAAGCTGGATTTGTTGGTATGGATGGTGAACATGGAGGACTTAGACGCTTTGCCGCCCTTGTCGCTTCTGCCGAGCGCGAGGCGTGTGCAAAGGTGTGTGAGGAAGGGATAGCAAATGCAGATGATTGGAACAGCGCCCATTGGGATCAGGCTTGCGAAAATCGAGCATGGGCCATCCGAGCAAGGGGACAGGCATGACCACAAAACTTGAAAAAGAATCAGTACTTGCAGTTCAAGAGTGGTGCAAAAAACAAAAAATGAAACTTACAAGTAAGCCTCGCCACATACATCCAAGGTCATATGTCGTTGGCTATGCCGCATCCTCATGCTTAATCGTTGCAAGATGTTGGGCAGACAGTGAGCCACAAACAAAAGTTTGGAATAAAAAATATCCGTTAGAAATCATCCGCAACTTTGACCATTCTCTTAAAGCAGGCGATTGGTGTATTACGGCTTATGTAAGCACTTTTCATTGCGGAGAATCTATTGCAATCCCAATTAAAGGACAAGCATGAGCACAAGAAATCTTGGCACTTACGCCACACGAGAAGAATTTTCAGAAAACGAAATTCGCACATTGAACTACCACATTCAAAGCATGATTGACACCATGAAGGTGATGTCAATGAATCGGCAAGATATGTCGGACGAATTGGAGCGCATGAAACAAGAGATCAAATCCGCAGCCCTAGCCGAGCGTGAGGCGTGTGCAAAGCAGTTGGATGCACTTGGTTGTGACCATTGCGCTAACGCCATCCGAGCAAGGGGAGATGCGTGAGAAAGCGTAGCAAGTACAGACCTCGCAAGGTCTTTGCTGATCCGGTGACATGGGTTATCAATGGATTGAGGCCAATGAGTGAGCACGAAGAGGCTATTGGTTTGAAGATCAAGAACCACTCCGCGCTCTCCGATGTAACGCAAGGGCATGGAGACAGAAACAAGGTTGACGTACTGATCGCGGCCATGAACATGGCGGAGGCTTTGTACACAGTGAACCCAGATCTTGGTAAGCAGTACGCAGAAGAGGTCAAGGCGGCACAGGATGCGATCTTCCACATGGCTAGGCGCGGAGTAGAGCGGGGCAGTTTTGTATTTACTGGCCTAGAGATGCAAGCAATCAACACCGGCATGGAAGTGCATGATGCACAGTTAGATGCCTGCACAGTTGGAGAGTTGGAAGCGGCCATCGAGTACGTATACGAGGCGATCAAACACAGAAGAGCAAGAGCAATTATTAAGGAGACAGCATGACACAAAACACACCAGCGTTCCCACAACCTGACTGCGGCCATGGTAGGCCGTATGAGTCTGGCATGTCCTTGCGTGACTACTTTGCGGCTAAGGCTATGCAAGGTTTGTTGTCTTCTGATGTTTATGCGCCAGTCGAAAAGTTTGCCAAGCAGGCGTATGTAATGGCAGATGAAATGCTGAAAGCGAGGGAGTCATGACGATACCCAAGTGGGCGCAGAAGATGATTGACAAGGGTGCATCACCCGAGGTCGTCAAAGCTAGGATAGAAAAGCGAAAAGCTAATGATCGCGAGTGGGCTTTGCTTAACAGAGATAAGAAGAGGGAGCATAAGAAAGCCTACAAGGAACGGCTAAAGAAGAGGGAGGAAGAGGCATTGAATCCACCAGTCGTTGAGAGATACGAGGGCTCAGTAATTCCTAGCCCCTATCACGCTGACTGGAAACAGATGCCTACGTACCGATGCCCAGAACTTACATACAGAGGACAAGCATGAGCAAAGGACTACTTGACGACATTCCAATTCACAACGAAGCCCGCGACAAGGCGTGGGAAAAGTTTATCAAGCGCAAGGATGTTAAGCATTTGGTTGAGCATGGTTTGTTTGACAAAGGCTTCCCTCTTTATGGCGGCTACTACGAACTGTGGTGTCAGGCGTGGGATCGAGCTTGGACTGATGGACACAAGGCAGGATTCGAAGGTGGTTGCAAATGGACAGAACTTATGAAGGATAAAAACACATGAACGACTGTCCAAACTGTGAGTACCACAGACAACGAGCACAACTGTGGCGTGAGGAAGCCTACAGACAGGCAGGGCATCCGTTGCCTGAGCGTGAGTGGGTTGGGCTGACGGAAAAGGACATTTGTGAAGCCGCAGTCAAGTCTCAAGAGGGCATTTCCCCACGCGATGACACTTTGCGTTTTGCCATAGCCATTGAAGCCAAACTCAAGGAGAAGAACACATGAGTGATGGCTATTACTGCGTAGTGTGCGGCAGGTTTTTGTTGGCAAACGAACACGGGGTCATTGTGCATGACGATATATTGCATC